GCAGGCGGTGGTGGCGCGGGTGCTGAGCCACGCACAGATGGCTACGCAGGGTATGGCGCATCAGGCGGTGGTGGTCGTGTATTGACTGTTAGCACATCATACGGACAGGGTGCATTTGGTGGTCTTGGTGATGGCGGCACTGGTGGCTCTAACGGAAACGCAGGTAGCAACGGCACATATGGCGGTGGCGGTGGTGGCTGGGGAGCAGCAGGCGGCAACTCTGGTGGTGCAGGCGGCGCAGCTATTTCTGGCACAGCTATAGCGACATACACGAACAACGGCACAGTTTATGGAACAACGGCATGACATTAGTACCGCTAGACATACCCGCAGGCTTCTATCGAAACGGCACTGATTTAGAGCAAGCTGGACGTTGGCGCGATGGATCACTGGTTCGTTGGCGTGATAATAGCTTGCGTCCAATTGGTGGTTGGCGTGAGCGTAAAACATCGTTCTGCACGAACCCTGTGCGGGGTATGCACACTTGGGAAACCAATGCTGGTAATGCTTGGCTAGTTGGTGGATCGCACGATGCTTTAGTTGTGATGACAGGCGGTGGTACGCTCACAGATATCACGCCGACTGATTTGGCGACAGGTCGTGAAGATGCGGCAACTAATACAGGTTTTGGCGGTGGATTTTATGGTCTAGGATATTACGGACAACCTATTCAGTCATCAGAAAACAGTGTTCCACAAGAGGCAACCACATGGTCGTTAGACAACTGGGGTGAATATCTTGTGGCTTGTCATTACGATGATGGTCGCTTGTTGGAATGGCAATTAAACACTGCATCAAATGCTGCGCCGATTACTAATGCGCCCACGGACAATCTTGGCTTGGTTGTTACAGAAGAACGCTTTGTGTTTGCTCTTGGCGCAGGCGGAAACCCACGCAAAGTGCAGTGGTGTGATCGTGAAAACAATACGTTATGGACACCTGCCGCTACAAACGAAGCTGGCGATATTGATTTGCAAACATCTGGTCAGATTATGCAGGGCATTCGCACACGCGGTCAGACACTCATTATAACGGACACAGACGCGCATACAGCACGTTATCTAGGCCCACCATACGTTTATGGCTTTGAGCGCGTAGGAACGTCTTGTGGCGCGATTTCGCGCAAGTCTGCATCTGATGTGGATATTGGTGTTTTTTGGATGGGGCAACGCGGTTTCTTCAGGTTTGACGGTAACTCCGTTTCAGAAATACCGTGTGATGTTCACGATTATGTATTTGGTGACTTTAACGTAGCGCAGCAATCAAAAGTTTGGTCGGTTGCAAACGGTCAGTATGGTGAAATCTGGTGGTTCTACTGTTCTTCTAACAGCACAGAAATAGATCGCTATGTGGCTTTTGATTATAAAGAAAACCACTGGCTAATTGGTGAGCTATCCCGCACATCTGGTGTACAGCGTGGCGTATTCCGTTATCCATTCATGGCAGGTCATAACGCAGACAGCGATATTTACGATCATGAAGTTGGATTTAACTTTGACAGCGAAACGACATTTGCCGAAACAGGCCCAATCAGTATTGGTGCGGGTGATAACATTGCAAAAGTCACTAAGCTAATACCTGATGAAATTACGCAGGGTGATGTAAACGTAACCTTCAAGACGCGGTTTTATCCCAACGCGACTGAAACTACACATGGGCCATTTACGCCTGCCAATCCAACAAGTGTGCGTTTCTCTGGTCGGCAGCTTCGTATGCGGGTGGAGGGTCAGAGCGCAACCCAGTGGAAAGTTGGCAATATGCGAATAGACACTATTGCTGGGGGTCGTAGGTAATGCCAAGTCCTATTCTGCCACCTATTGGCCCTGATCTGCGCCAGTGGGGTCGGCAATTGTCAGCATACTTGCAAGGCAATCTGGCAAAGCTAGGATTTAAGACAGCCGAAGATAACCCGTCAGAGGATGGTGTTATTCTTTGGGATCGTGAGAATAAATATCCTGTAGTTTCAAAAGATGGCGTGTTCGTACAAATTGTTCTGGAAGATGGTCAATACGCTGGCGCAGTCACGACAGACCAAACAGCAGCAGCCACAAACACAGCTTACGCTTTAACGTACACTTCTAGTATTGCTGAAGGTGTCACAAACGGAACACCAGCATCGCGCATTGTGTTTGCTGAAGCTGGTCAGTACATGATTAGCTTTTCCGCGCAGATTGCATCAACGTCTAGCAGCACAGTAAACTTCTGGTTTTGGCCGCGCATCAACGGAACTGACGTTGCAGGGTCAACGATGAAAAACGCTCTGCACCAAAACGGCTCTGTTTTAGTTGTGTCACGATCTGCGATTTTTGATGTTAATGCTAACGATTATTTAGAAGCCATGTGGGCTGTAGATGGTACGTCTGGCTTTTTAGATGCGACAACGGCAACAGCGTTTGCACCAGCCGCACCAGCATCAACAATTGCGATAACGAGGCTTCATGGATGAACGATCTAACACCCATAGATCATTTGGAACGGTGTCGTCCTTGGATTGAGGCGGCGTTGGAATATGCCAATGGCACACACGAATATCAAGATATTGTGGATGCGGTGAACACTGGCAACATGCAATTGTGGCCTGCCCCAAGGGGGTGTATTGTTACGGAAATTGTGGTATATCCTAGAAAAAAGGTGTTAAACGTGTTTTTAGCTGGCGGCGAATTAGACCAGATATTGGACATGAATAACGATGTTACTGCATGGGCGTTGGCACAAGGGTGCGAAAATGCTACAATGACAGGAAGATTTGGTTGGAAAAAACCGTTGATGGCAAATGGTTGGGAGCCATTATACGCCACATACAAAAAGGAATTGAAAGATGGCTAAAGGTGGATCAACGGTAGTGCAGCAAGCACCCGCAACGGTTACGCAAGACATTCCCGACTACATTGAAAGTGCTTCTAAGCAAAACCTTGCACTAGCGGATCAGCTTTCTAACATTGGTTATGTGCCTTATTACGGGCCAGACGTAGCGGCATTTACCCCGATGCAGCAGGCAGGCTTTGAGAACACTCAGCAGGCCGCAGGGGCGTTTGGAATGAATACTGGTGCGGGTCAGTACATGCCAGAGGCGACACAGTTTGCAGGCGGCGTACAGGGTTATTCATCAGCCCCAGCATTTGAGCAATCTGTGCAGAACTTGCAACAGTATCGCCCAGCGCAAGCGCAGTACATGGACACATTCTTTATGAACCCAGTGACAGGTGTACAGGGTGCAAACGTAGTTCCTGAAGGAACACCAGATTTCGCGGTACAACAGTATCAACCAACATCACCTCTTGGCGTACAGCCAGTGAGCGTCCAAGGCAGAGGAAAGTAACATGGCAGGCGGTGCAAACCCAGCAATGACGCAAGCGGCGTCAAATCCATACAGCCAAGCAGCAGCAGCGCAGCAAGGCGCGATGGCACGAACAGCGGCAGGCATGGGTCAAACCGCAGCGGGTGGTATGGCAACTTATCAGAACCCTTACGAAAACCAAGTTGTGCAGCAAACACTGCGTGACGTTGGGTCAGCGGCACAGATGGGATTAAACCAGATTGGCGCACAGGCACAGCAAGCACGGGCATTTGGTGGATCGCGTCAGGGCATTGCAGAAGCGGAAGCGCTTAAAGGCTATACGCAGCAAATGACAGACGCAGCGGGTCGTCTACGCGCACAAGGATTTAACACTGCATTAGGGGCCGCACAGGCCGATCTTGGTCGTCAGTTAGGCGCAGCAGGTCAGCTTGCGGGTATGGGTCAACAATCGTTTGGTTACGGTCAGCAAATCCAGAACATGCAGATGCAGCAAGGCGCAATGCAGCAGGCAGCGATGCAGCAGCTTATTGACCAAGCTAGACAGCAATACCAAGGGTATGCAAACGCGCCGACACAGAAGATGCAGCTACCTCTACAGGCTCTTGGCATGGTGCCATACAGCACGTCCTCTACAACCACAGGTGGTGCGCAAACTACAAGCAATAACCCTGGGTTGTTTAACTATCTACAGGTTGGCGCGCAAATGTTTGGCGGCGCTAAATAAGGAGCAAATATGTTAGGAAATGTTCCAAGTATGTTTTCAAATGCCCTAGGGCGGTTGCGTGAACGTGACAAGGAAACAGGTTTGTCGCCATTAATGCGCGGCGCTGCGGCGCTTGATCCTTTAATTATGCCAAGTATGCGCGGCGGTGATGCAATCATTCGTCAGGGTCAGCAGTATGTTGCGTCACAAGGACGTAACGCAACGATTGCAGAGCTAAAGAAACGCGCAGAAGCGGGTGACACAGTTGCACAGCGTTACCTACAGGGCATCCAAAGCGGTGCGCTAGATATGAAAACGGGCTTTTCTGGGTATCTGAACGAGGTAGCGGCTAACGAGCGTATGCAACGTGAAATGAACATGCGGATGGCTTTGGCAAGAGCATCAGCGGATAAAAAAGTCACTTACAAACCTGTCACTGGAGCGCAGCTTAACAAGTTGCTTGGCACAAATGTTCCAGAAGATAAGTTGTATAACTTGGGGTCAGACGGTAAATTTTCACAGGTTGGCAGTTCAGCGCCATCTGTAACTGTTGCTGGCCAAGAAAAAGCATACGATAAGTCAATGGGTGAGTATTACGCGAAACGTAATATCGCTCTTGCTGATGATGCTCAAAATGCAGCAGATGGGCTTCGCACGATACAAATACAACGTAACTTAGCGTCTGATCCTTCTTTCAGCAGCGGTACAGGCACAGAGTTGTTTAATAGATTTTCTAGTCTACTTGAGCAATTGGGCATCGGAGAGGCAGATATTGCCTCAACAGAAGCGTTTACCGCGTTTGCAAGTCAGTCGGTGCTTGATGCGTTGGGCGGTTCACTTGGTACAGGTGTTTCAAACGCCGACGTTGCATTCATTAAGCAGACAGTTGCGACAGCAGAAACCACAGGAGAGGGTATTCAGACAATTCTAGACTTGCGAGAAGCTGCGTTTAATCACAGATTAGAAAGAGCGCGCGTAACTCGTAAATGGATGGAAGATAATAAAACACAATTCTTAGACGCAAGATATGACAGCTTTATTGCCGATTGGGAGCGCAACAACCCGCCCTTTGCAAACGCACAATCAATCTTGAACGAATAGGTGCCAAATGGCTGACGAAAAAAAAGAATACACACTTGAAAATGCGCCATTGGAATTGTTGCTTGAAAAGCGTGAAGTTGCAAAGCAACGTAGAAACCACCTTGCGGTTGCGCAATTCAATGATGCTTTAAAACGTAGGTTTGATTACACCGATCCAGTTCCAGAGGAAGATAAGCCGATATCAGAACGAAAGGGCGGCGCTATCGGTGCGGCATTAGACGTTGCCCCAGATATAGCAAAGTCGGTGCAGTCAGGTGCGATACGCGGAACATCTGCTATGGCCGATTTGCCATCTGATCTAGCTGACTTGACTACATCAGGCGTAGCAGCGGCGACAAAATTTGCGACAGGGAACGAAATGTCATCCCAAGCAAAAGACATTATGCGCGCAGTGATGGGCATGAACCCAATTCAATTGACGTTTTTGCGCAATCAGTTGTTTGGTGATCAAAGTGCGAAACAAACCGCAGAAAGCGTTGCGCCAGAAGCGTATAATTATGAGCCAGAAACATTTACAGGCAAAGTTGCGCAGACAGCGGCAGAGTTTGGAACAGGTGGCGGTTTGCGACGTCCAATTACGCAAGTCGTAGCCCCAGCGGCAGCGGTAGAAACTGTCAAGGCATCAAACCTGCCAGAGAATGTAAAAATGCCGTTGGAAATTGCATCTCTTGTATTGACGCCTACAGTGTACAAGCGTGTTGTTTCGCCTACAGGTGGCAAGATTACGGGTAGGACAAAAGAAGCGTTGCAGTTACTTGCAAAAGAAGGGGTGTTTCCTAGCGCTGGTCAAAAAGCGGGCGACACAGGGATAAAGTTAATAGAAGAAGGTACAGCGGCGGGCTATGAAATTCAACAAGCCGCGTTGCGAAACTTTACAAAAGCTGCGCTAAAACGCATCGGCATCACAAAATTAGACGAACTTGAAAGCGAGTTAAACAACGTCTATCAGCGTATCGGCGCAGATTTGGATATAACAATTGGTGCAGTGTCACCAACGGCGACTTTAAAAGAGAGCGCTGACTTGGCAAGAGTAATGCAGACATACACGGGCCAAGCAGCCGAAATGGTGCGCGCGCCTATTTTTTCTCAAGTGTTCGAAACTTTTGCCAGATCATACAAAGACAAGAAAGCGATGACGCCAACAGAAATTAGATATCTGCATTCTACGCTGAACAGTCTAACGCGGCGGAGCGATGCAGAGGGCCAAGCCGCACGGGAAATGTTGCCGATTGTGAAAGCTGCAATCATGCGTGAACTGCCCAAAGACGCGCAAAAGCGTTGGGTAAAGGCAAACAGAGAATATAGAGATTTTCTTGCAATCGAAGATGCGTTGGCAAAAGGTGATAATCTTACGAAAAGAGTAATTCCCCCATCGGCGTTGAAAGCCTCATCTGGCAAAACTTTTGGCAAACGGAATTTTGTTTTTGGCAAGGATGAACTTTCAGAATTGGCTACGGCTGGCCAATTAGCATTGAAGGTTGAGGGTTCGAGCAGAACCGCAGAGCGTTTGGCGGCGCAAGGGCCAAATGCGCGAGGGGCTACAATTGGCGCAGCGGCACTGAATTATATGTCAGACAATCCAATTGCAAATAGCGAGGCACTGTATGGTGCGGCGTTAGGTATGGCAGCACTGCCTGCGCGAAACTACGCGGCATCAACACAAGCAGGCCAACGGTTTTTAGAAAATCAGTTAATAGGCGAATTGGATAAAAGTCAGCTAAATCGCAGTTTGATGCAATATCTAGCATCTGGCGGTCTACAATAAGGAAACGGCATGAAACTTGAAAAACTAGGTCGCACAGAAATAGAAGGCATCGTTTCCAAAGCAATTATGGACGCGGTAGACTTCATCGAAGGCGAGATTGCACCGCAGCGCGTTAAGGCCCAGCGCTACTTTGATGGCGAGGTTGATATCGGTTTTGAAGAAGGCCGCAGCCAAGTTGTTGCGACGAAATGCCGTGAAGTGGTGCGTGGGATAAAGCCTAGCATTCAGCGTATCTTTTTGACCAATGACAAGTTCGTAGAGTTTCAGCCGCGTAATGCAGAGGATGTACCACTTGCGGAGCAGATGACTAGCTACATCGGTTATAAGTTTCAGCAGCAAGACGGATACCGTATCCTGAATGACGTTTTACAGGACGCTATGGTTAAGAAAGCAGGCATTGCGCTTGCCTACTTTGATGAAAGCGAAGAACAAGAAATCCACACTTTCTCAGGTTTGACAGATGACGCAATGCAGTTGTTGGTCGAGCAAGACGACGTAGAGGTTCTTGAGCATACCGAAACAATGACTATTGAAGTCGATGAAATGGGCATGGAAATTGAAATGCCGATGCACGACGTCAAGATAGGTCGTACGATCACTAAGGGCGATATCAAGGTTGAGAGTGTACCGCCCGAAGATTTCTTTGTGGATCGCAACGCGCGTTCCGTTGATGACTTCTATGTTATAGGTCACACCACAGAAATGCGGATCGCTGACTTGTTGGCGATGGGCTTTGACCTAGAAGAATTACACGATGTTGACGGTGGTCGTTATTCAACGATGGATGACGAGGCAGAATTTGAGCGTCGCGGATATGCAATCGACGAAGATGATGACGAGAATACGTCAGTGGCTTCTAAGAAAGTAAGCGTTACAACAGCGTACATGGAACTGGACATTGATGGCACTGGTAAGCCACGTTTGTACCAATTCCTATGTGCGGGTGCTGGATACAAGCTATTGAACTTCTATGAGGCTGATATGGCTCCATACGCGATCTTTGAGGTCGATCCAGAGCCACATGCGTTCTTCGGTACGTCATTAGTTGATTTGGTGATGCACGATCAGGACGCAGCGACATCCATGCTGCGCGGTGTTCTGGATAACGTGGCACTGACAAACAACCCAGCTTTGCAGATCGTGGACGGACAAGCCAATATTGATGATTTGCTCAATAATGAAATTGGGCGCATCGTCAGAGTTAAGCAAATGGGGGCGGTTGGTGAAATGGCCGTACCATTTACGGCGGGTCAAACATTGCCAGCGTTGCAGTATTTCGATCAGCTAGTGGACAACAAGACAGGCGTTTCTAAGATGGCGCAGGGTCTTGATCCAGACGTACTGAAAAGCGCGACAGCAACCAGCGTTGCGGCGTCTATCGAAGGTCAGGCGGGTCAAGCAGAAGTTATCGCACGGAATATCGCAGAGGGCGGTATGCGTCGTTTATTCCGTATCATCCTAGATTTAGCGATCAAAAACATTGATGGCGAAGAAGTTGCGCGTTTAAACAATCAGTTTGTTCCTGTCATGCCTTCAGCGTTTGATCCTGAAATGGATTTGATTGTCAACGTGGGTATTGGCACAGGTCGAGAGCAAGAGCGCGCAGCAGCATTGATGCAAGCATTTACAATCCAACAGCAAATCTATCAAACATACGGGCCTGTAAATGGCGTTGTGACACTCACACAGTTACGCAACACGATGGCTGATATGTTGGCGCTAGGCGGCATTCGCAATTCAGAGCGTTATTTCTTGCCGATCACACCAGAGATTGAGCAGCAGATGTTGATGCAACAACAGCAAGCAGCGGCACAACAACCACCAATGCCCGATCCTAACGCAGCGTTTATTCAAGCAGAGCAAATGAAAACGCAAACGCGCGCGCAAGTAGACTTAGCAAAGGCTCAGATGGATCAGCAGTACAAGATGCACAAGTTAGCTATGGATGATGACTTAGCGCGTGATGACATGGTTCAGGACTTGGCTGTTAAGGTTGCCGAGATACTGGGCAAATACGGTACAGCAGTAGATGTTCAGCAGGTCAAAGAAGAACAAGCAGCGATCCGCGAACACAATGCAAACATGATGGGAGCAATGAGTGGATATTGAGATACGGGCAGCACGTTCTAGGGCACTGCTAGATCACGAACACTTTATTGAGACTATGAAGGATTTGCGGGAACGTCAGAAAGACATTTTCGCAGATAGCGCTGCCTCAGACGTTGAGGCGCGAGAAGAAGCACACGCAATCATTCGTGCGCTAAATGCAATCGAGGTTAGTCTAAAGGCTGATGTAGACGCCGTGACGATCCTCAAGAAACGGAAGGAACAGCACCGTGGAAACGACTGAACCGATCAACGGTAACGATATAGGCGCAGTTGCCGAAAACTTGATTATGGACGCGCCAGTTAATTCTGACCAAGCACCTGATGATGTTGTCGATCAGGTTGTTGACGAACAGCCAGAGGCGATAGAAGCAGAGGCCGAGGGTCAGGATGACGTCGATACATTGTCCGACGATGACTTAGAGTTTGATGACGATGTTGCGGATGTTGAGAACGAACAACCCGAAACCGAGCAAGAGCCTGTTTATACTGTCAAGGTTGATGGTAAAGAAAAGCAGGTATCCTTGGACGAGTTACTGCGTGGTTATTCAGGGCAAGAGTACATCCAAAAGGGTATGGCAGAAAACGCCGAGGCCCGTAAACAGGTTGAGGCGCTAGTACAGCAAACCAACCAAGAACGCCAACAATTGCAATCTATGATGCAACAGTTGCAGCAAGAGGGTATCCCCCCTGTACCAGAATATCCATCCGAGGAACTACGCGCTAGTGACCCTCTGGGCTATTTGGAGGCAGAGGCAGAATACCGTCGTGCAGTAGACAAGCGGAGAGCATGGGAGCAGCAAGCGCAAGCACTGGCCCAGCAGCAGCAACAACAACAGCGCTATCAGCAAGCACAACGCCTCGAACAAGAGGCCGCGCGTTTAGCTGAATGGATGCCAGAGTTCGCTGATCCGCAAAAGCGTGATGCCGTTATGATGGACATTACGACAAAGGCTAAGAAACATTACAACCTAACGGATGAAATGCTTTCTACAGTCCAGACCGCAGAGGAAGTCGCAATCTTGCGTGATGCACTACGCTATCGTGAAGCAGTCGCGCGCAAAGATCAGGCTAAAGCAAAGGTTGCTGATAAGCCGCCTGTTGCTAAACCATCTGCGAAAAAGTCTACGCAAACTGACAAACAGCGTCAAAGAAGGCAAGCGGAGGCAAGAATGAAGAAGAATGGTGGCATTGATGATGTTGCTAACTTCTTACTCTCTTAAAACTTTTGCTTTGAAAGGATCAGTCCAATGGCTGTAAATGCAAACACAAACCAGACATATAATGTGTCTACAATTCGTGAAGATTTGTCCGATGCTTTGGCATCTATCTCACCAACAGAAACAATCTTCATGTCATCAATCGGCACACGCAACGTCGATAATACTTACTTCGAGTGGAGTGAAGTAGATTTGGCGGCAGCGGCAGATAACCGCGCCGTTGAAGGTGACGCCGCGACTAACTCAGCGCCAACAAACGCGGTTCGCAAAGGCAACTACACACAGATTTCTACAAAAACGGTAGAAGTCTCATCCACTAACCAAGCGGTTAATGGTGTTGCTGATGCACAAACTGTTGCGAAGCAGGTTGCGTACAAGCTGTCAGAAATGAAGCGCGACATGGAAAAAATGTTGTTGGACAACGTAGCTGCATCAGCAGGTTCAGCGTCAACAGCGCGTCAGACAGCGGGTCTACCTGCGTTCTTGACAACCAACACAGCGCGCGGCACTGGCGGTGCAGATGGGACAACATCTGGTTCAGGTTCAGCGGGCTATCCAAACGCGGCAGCAACAGATGGCACACAACGTGCGATCACAGAAGCACTTCTAAAAGGTGTTATTGCTGATTGTTGGGATGAAGGCGCAGAGCCAAGTGTTGTTCTATGTGGATCAGCGCAAAAGCAAACTATCTCTACTTTCACAGGTAACGCGACACGTTACAAAGAAGCAGAAGATAGCAAGTTGAACGCAGCAATTGACGTCTATATCTCAGACTTCGGTGAATTGCAGATTGTTCCAGCGCGTCACATTCGCTCACGCGATGTGTTCGTACTTGATCCAAACTACGCAGCGGTTGCGTACCTACAGACTGCAAAGCAAGAGCCTCTTGCGAAAAACGGTCTGTCAGAGCGTCGTTTGATCTCTGCTGAATATGGCCTACAGGTCACATCAGAGAAGGCACACGGCGTTATCGCAGACGTTAGCTAATAGATTGGGGGCTTCGGCCCCCTTTCACACACACAGGGGTTAGGTATGAAAATCACAATTACGACAGACCGCAAGCCTTGGATTGATGGTCGCAAGACTGAAAAAGGCGAAGTGGTAGAGGTTACAGCAGCAGAAGCTAAAACGATGATTGCTAATGGTTTTGCAGAGGAAGTAAAAGCAGAGCCAAAGCGCGCACGAACAAAAGACGGAAAACTTAAAGCTGATGACCCTTCTACGCCAGATGTAAATGAAGCGTGGGAAGGCGGGAAAGCGCCTAAAAAACGTGGAAGGCCAAAGAAAAATGTCTGATACTATTCTAAAAACCAATTACGCTGTTGAAGATGGCAAGGTGATTGTTAATCGCCAGCAAGACATTCAGCGCATTTTGGATTGGAATAAAGAGCGCAACATTGAAGGTCACAACGTTCGGTCTGACATGCGCTTGGCAGGTCGTATACCGTTTGTTGTGGTTGAAATGTGGTTGAACGAAAGCGGTTTGAAACTGGGGTCGCAAGAGTTCGCAGAATATGTTAAAAAGAAATTAATGTCAGGCGACTTTGGTAAGTTAATTGCTAACGGATATTAAAATGACCACACCGATCAAGGTTAATTTGCAAGCCATGTCTTTTGGCTTTGCTATCATTGTTCAAACTAT